AAGACAGCAACGGCCAAGGCCAAGGGTCGAAATGGGCAACAGGAGGTCCGTGACGCAATTCTAAAGACCTTCCCCCAACTTGAGCCAGACGACGTCCGTTCTACGGCTATGGGACAGAACGGGGAGGACATTCAACTCTCCCCCACAGCCCGTAAACTTTTGCCGGTGTCTATCGAAGTGAAACGACGTAAGACTTTTAAGACCCTGTATGACTTTCAAGATCAGGCAAAACAAGACGGCAATTATGAACCGGTGGTCTTCCTCCGGGGTGACCGGAAGCCTTGGCTTGTGGTCGTCAACATCGAACACTACTTGGAGCTTGTAGAATGTCACAGTCAGAAGAACAGTTCATAGTTTACGGATGGGCCGAGTTGCCTGAAGGGGGGCTCTACATGACCGTTTGGGACGGTAGTAACCAAGAGTGTCAGGAGTACATCAACTCCCCTCAAGCACGGCTTGACTTAGAAATGGGAGTGTTTTACGAGTACCTAACTCTCCCGGCTGACTCCGAAGTCACACAGCTGGTGGACACCTACCCATTCGACAACCTGACAATTCACTAGGAGACGACATGCCCACCGAAAAAGAAGACATCGTGAACCGGCCCTCCCATTACACTAAGTACGTAATTGAGCCCGTCACCTTCATCATGACCAACCGTCTCTCGTTTGAGATTGGTAACATTGTGAAGTATGCGTGTCGGGCAGGGGGAAAGCTATACCCTGACCAAGACGAAATCGAATCCCGCATCACTGACCTTGAGAAGGTACGACGTTATGCGGAAATGGAAATCAACCGACTGACTGGTAAGGACGTACTGTGATGATTGAGACATTAAAAGTTGCTGCACTGGTGGCTATGGTTTCCCCCTTTATCATTGTTGGAGCCGGAGTACTCTTGGGACTGGTGCTGGGGATTTCTCAAACCTTGCTCGGAGTAGTCTTCGGGATGGTCATGGCTTTTCAAGGACTGGACCCGGAAGGTGATGAATAATGAAACTACCACATAGACTTATCATTGATGGCGTAGAGCAATGTGCCTCTGATGATGCAGGAGAGTTTTTGAGATTGGCGCATTGGTATCTTGGTAACATGGGGCAGGAGATTGCTGAAAGCGGTATTACTCCGCAATGGGTTAATGATGTTATTGAAAGGCATAGAGGATATCCGGAAGGTGACGAAGAATGAAACCAGAGTACAATCCAAACGGAACCCTCCGTACTACCTCCGCCCACTACGATGCGGTCAAAGCATTCACAGTGGCGATGGGTCAACCCGTGGGCGAAGACATCACCTCCCTTGAGACTGGGGGCCTACTCATAATGAGAATGGACCTGATTGAGGAGGAGGCGTTGGAGATAGCTGACGAACTCCCCGGTGTCTTCACTAACCGAACCCAAGAGGCTATTGACAAAGCAGCCTTTACCAAAGAGTTGGCTGACCTGCTTTATGTGACCTACGGGATGGCCGTCACGTTTGGGCTACCACTTGACGAAGTGTTTGAGAGGGTCCATCGGTCCAACATGTCCAAACTAGATGACAACGGTAAGCCGATTTACCGGGAAGACGGAAAGGTCCTCAAGGGACCTAACTACGAGAAACCAAACTTAGACGACCTTTTCTAGTGCTGACCCTCTTGCTATTTATCTTTGCTGCCCCCATCTTAACAGCAGCCCTGCTAGGGGTTGCCGCAGTAGTCTTTAACTTTGTGATGTGGTTACTATGCGAAATCAACAGGCGATAACTTTTGCCCTGCTTATTGGTTGGTTGGCGGTGGTTATGACCACAGCACTTATGACCGTTCGAACAGAAGAAAACTTGATAAAGGAACTAATTACAAATGTCGGATAATCATTTGCCCACTCCGTATCAGGAGTTTATTGCTAAGTCACGGTATGCCCGTTGGCTAGAATCAGAAGGACGCCGAGAGACTTGGGCAGAGACTGTCTCACGTTACATGTCCGAGGTTGTTGGGGACAAGCTCCCGGCTCAAGAGAGAGCCAACGTGGAGAACGAAATCCTTGGTCTGGGAATCATGCCGTCAATGCGTGCAGTCATGACCGCCGGTCCAGCTCTCCACCGTGACAATACCTCGGGCTACAACTGTTCTTATCTCCCGGTGGATGACCCAAAGAGCTTTGACGAAGCTATGTTCATTCTCCTCTGTGGGACTGGGGTAGGCTTCTCCGTAGAACGTCAATTCGTGACAAAGCTCCCGGAAGTCCCAGAGGCACTGTTCGAGAGTGAGACCACAGTAGTTGTGAAGGATAGCAAAGAGGGTTGGGCAAAGTCCTTCCGTCAAGTTCTGTCCCTCCTGTGGGCAGGAGAGATTCCCCAGTGGGACGTCTCTAAAGTTCGTCCCTCCGGTGCTAGGCTCAAGACCTTCGGAGGACGTGCATCCGGTCCTGCTCCACTGGTTGACCTGTTCAACTTTGCTGTTGCAGTTTTCAAGAAAGCCAAGGGACGCAAGCTGACTTCCCTAGAGTGCCATGACTTGATGTGTAAAATCGGTCAGGTTGTAGTTGTGGGAGGTGTCCGACGTTCCGCAATGATTAGCCTGTCCAACCTGTCAGATGACCGGATGCGGAATGCAAAGTCCGGCCAGTGGTGGGAGAACGAAGCACAGAGGGCTTTGGCTAACAACTCGGTTTCTTACACCGAGAAGCCAGACGTTGAGTTGTTCATGAAAGAGTGGGCTTCCCTTATCGAGTCCAAGTCCGGTGAACGTGGTATCTTCAACCGCAAGGCTGCGGAGGCACAGGCACTAAAGAACGGACGTCGGGAAGGTGGCTACGAGTGGGGGACCAACCCTTGTTCGGAAATCATCTTGCGTCCGTACCAATTCTGCAACCTTACTGAGGTCGTCGTACGTTCTGACGACACAGTAGAAACACTTGAGGAAAAGGTACGTCTGGCCACAATTCTAGGGACCGTGCAAAGCACCTTCACTAAGTTCCCCTACCTTCGCAAGGTCTGGCAAAAGAACACTGAGGAGGAACGTTTGTTGGGGGTCAGCCTCACCGGGATTATGGACAACCCCTTAATGACCACTGCGAACGCAGGGTTGGAGAAAACCTTGGAGCACCTTAAGTCTGTGGCGGTAGCTACAAACAAGGAGTGGGCTGAGAAGCTTGGGGTTCAGCAGTCTGCTGCAATCACTTGTGTAAAACCTTCCGGGACAGTTTCCCAGTTGGTAGACTCTGCCTCCGGGATTCATGCCCGACACAGTGAGTTTTACATCCGTACTGTCCGGGGTGACAACAAAGACCCCCTGACAGAGTTCTTGATTGACTCCGGGGTCCCTTGTGAACCCGACGTTATGAACCCGAACACCACTACTGTGTTCTCGTTTCCGGTTAAGTCACCGGGGGGACATTGGGCTGTTGTACGTGGTGACATGACGGCCATAGAACAGTTGGAGACTTGGTTGGAGTATCAGAGGCACTGGTGTGAACATAAGCCCTCCATCACTGTTTCTGTCCGAGAGGATGAGTGGTTGGACGTTGGTGCTTTTGTCTACCGTCACTTCGACGAAATGTCCGGGGTTTCCTTCCTACCTCACTCGGACCATACCTACCAGCAAGCTCCGTATCAGGAGTGTTCCGAAGAGGATTACGAAGAGGCACTGTCTAAAATGCCAAAGCTGATTGACTGGGGCAAGCTCTCGGAGTATGAGTTGGAGGACAACACCTCCGGAATGCAGACCTTGGCCTGTTCTTCGGACGGATGTGAGATAGTGGACTTAACTTAAGGAAAACTGATGGAACCCGACTTCAAGATGTACGAGTTTATTAAGAAGGTCTTGATTGCAGCTGCCCTCGTAGCTATGTCTGCACCAGTGGTCTTCACCTTTTTCTCCGGTGGCCCCAACTTTGTGAATGGATAGTCATGATTATTGAAACTCTGCACCTACTCCTCCCTTACGTTGCCGGGGCTTATGCCTCGGTGATGTTCCTCGGTTTTGCCGGGATGCTCTTGTCATCGAAGTGGAAAAACAATGTCTGAGATTAAAGCCACCTACATCCACCACTGTGGGGATGACCTAACAACCGTGAATGCTGCCCGGGTGTCTTTCGATAAGACAAGCCCGGAACTGACTGACCGGGATAGTAAACTTATCCACTACCTAGCAGACCACCAACACCTCTCCCCTTTCGGTCATGCTTTTGTGACCTTCAAGGTGGATGCTCCTGTCTTTGTGGCCCGGCAATTGGTAAAACACCAGTACCTCCGGATGAACGAAGTAAGCCGGAGATACGTGGACAGTTCCCCAGAGTTCTACTCTCCTGATTTTTGGAGAGGGAAAGCACGGGACAAAAAACAAGGTTCCTCCGGGGTCCTTCCTCATCAGCACTTTCTAAATGGGCAGTACGACGAAGCTATGTCCCGAATGGAGAAGGTTTACGACTTCATGATTTCTCAGGGGGTAGCACCGGAACAGGCACGAATGGTCCTCCCTCAATCCATGATGACTTCATGGTGGTGGTCAGGCTCTTTGGATGCTTTCGCCAAAATGTGCAACCTACGCATGGGGGCAGATGCACAAGCTGAGACACGGGAAGTTGCTTTGCAGGTTGCCGAGACACTGGACGAACTTTACCCGGAGTCCTTCCGGGCTCTTATGAAAGGCCAAAAGTAATGCCCTACACAATTATTACCCAACCCAACTGCCCCTCCTGTCAGAAGGCAAAACAGCTTCTTAAGGACCGGGGCCTGTCTTACCAAGAGTTCGACTTAACCGACTACAAAAACAAGTTTCTCTTGGGGTTAATGCGCAAGTCCAGCCTGAACACTGTCCCACAGATTTGGGGACCAACTGGTGAATATGTCGGGGGCTTTGAAGCCTTGGAGGGATACCATGATTAAAAGACCTTTTGACCCAGCTCTTTACAAGACCTACGACAAGCCCGGACGGGAGGCTCTTGTCTCTCTTCTGGAACAGTGGGGGCATGAAATCCTTAACGTCAAGGAAAACTACAACGCAGACATCACCTCTACAAAAGAGGGCAAGGACCACTACTCCGAAGCTGAGATTAAGACAGCTTGGCAAGGGGACTGGCCGGAGAAGTGGGCAGAGGTACGGATACCGGGCCGGAAAGCCCGACTGCTCACAAAGCACGATGAAGTAACTTTCTACGTGTTCTCCAACGACTGTTCCCGAGTGTGGGTCATCCGGGGGGACCAGTTGGACCCGAGGGGCTTACGTCCTGCGTTCGGCCCTAACATTCACCGGGGAGAGTTGTTCTTCCATATCCCAGTTACTGACATTCAAGAGGTTCGTTTTGCGGAAGATACGTGGAAAGAAGTCTAAGTCAAGTTTCAACCAAACCTTCCCACAGCTGGAGGCTAAGACGGAGACACAAAGGGCCTACCTAAATTCCCTAAGTGTTTACGACCAAACAATCGTGCTTGGACCTGCGGGGACTGGTAAGACTTACATTGCTGCGTCCTTTGCAGCCCTTGCACTCAAGTCCGGGGACATTAGTAAGATTGTCATCACCCGTCCTCATGTCGCAGTAGGAAAGGACCTTGGACACCTTCCCGGAACCGTGTTGGAGAAAACCGTACCTTGGGCTCTGCCTACTCTGGACGTATTGGAGAAATGGTTGGGCAAGGGTGCAGTGGATACCGGACTCAAGAACGGTAAGATTGAGATTGCACCTCTGGCCTTGATGCGGGGGAGGTCCTTTGAGGACTCTTTCATAATCGTTGACGAAGCACAGAACATTTCTGTGGCAGAGGTTAAGATGCTGGTCACCCGAGTTGGGCAAGGTTCCAAACTTGTTCTGAACGGTGACGTGCAGCAGTCCGACTTACGGGGGTCCAATGGCTTGGAGACACTTATCAGCTTGAGTGAGAAGTACAACGTCTCGGCTCCGGTTATTGAGTTCTCTGTGGATGACATTGTCCGGTCTGACATTTGTAAGGCTTGGATTGTAGCTTTCATGTCGGAAGGAATTTAATTTAGAGAGCCCCCTTGACTTCACGGTTAGGGGGGCTTAAGTAAGGTGGGTAACAACAAAAGGACTCCCCTATGGGACAGGTTTTAGCAATCACTTTAATTCTGGCGGTGTTTACACTGTTCATACTTTTCATTTACACCCCCATCTTTCTCCCCCTTTAGGAGACAGGCAAACTACAACCCGAAAGGATAATTCT